CTTATAAACACCCTCAATATCTACATACTGACCGTAGAATCCACTCGAAATATAAAAGTCTGATTTATCTTCTTCATTACGAGGAATGGGAGAAATAACCTTTTTGGATTGTTTCTCCCTACTGTCTTCAAACTTAAAACCAAACAGTTTTGCCATAGTAACGTTATTGTCCTTGTTCTACTATTTAGATAGTTATTTGAAAGACAACGTTGATACGGCACTTGTACTATTGCTATCGAATGCTTCTTTTCCCGCAGACCCAAGAATACTGTTTCCATTAGTATCAAGAGAATCCCACCATTGAACTTGAAGATCTACTGTAAATTCTTCAATAGTATCTGCTTGATCATATGAAAGATCAATCGCACTAATGGAAGTTGGGAACATTCCATAAAATTGATAAGCTTTAAGGATTTGCATATTACTATTGGTTGCCATATCCTTTGCGGTAATTCCTGCTTTGCCAAGTTGATAAACTTTCATATCCTTTTGATACTTAACAGGATCTAGTTCTCCTGAATTATCTTCGTGTTTATTCATATAGTTCATCCACTTTTCAAAGGCATTTCTAATACTAAAATCAACATCATTGATTATAGTAATCGTCCAAGGATCGAATGTTCTATCGCCTGCAATTTTCAAATTTCTTCCCCTAAAAGGAATATCAATTACATTGATTGTTGAACCAGGCAATGATGCTGCTTTAACCAAAAATCTAGTTTTTTCTGGTACTGATGTACCAGTAGCATCTGACGAAATTATATCTGTTGGAAAATTAATTTCACATTCAAAGAGGTTAGGTCTTGCTCCACCTCCAGAAATTCTATTCTTGAAGTCATTTAGGGTTCTTGAACCTGGTGAGATTCCACCACCAGTTGCTTGATTGTCCATTGTTTTTTACCTCGTTGATTAAACAGTACCGATAATTTCTTCAAAACTGACTCCTGTGCGAGTAGCAACAAAAGTCAATCCAATAAAGTTGATTGATCTTGCAGGTTGAATGTAAATATCAGCCTTGAATTGATTTCCATCAATAACAGCTGGAGTGTTGTTTGACTCATCACACACAACAACAAAATCAGTAATACCTCTTTTTGACTTCACATCACGGAGATATGGTTCAACGATATTGATAAAGTTTGCTCTAGTAATTGTGTCATTAAATTCAAAGAGTTGTGCTCTTGCTGCTCTTTCAATGGATGATTCGAGTGTGAGGAACAAACGACGAACGTTAATTCTATCAAATGCCGAAGGGTATGAAAGTGCAGTCTTATCACCAAAGAGAATAATGCCAGCACCAGGAGAGAAAATAATTGGATTAATTCTCTTAGGATAAAGAAGATCTCTTTGTGCTTGTGAAGGATTGTATGCAAGTTTAACTGCATTATTTAATACTCCTCTGTTTGCACCAGCAGGTGAGAACCAAGGATAATTATTAATTGATGTTCTAGCCATCAATCCTGCAACATCAGCATTGCAAGCAATATATCTAAATTGATTATTAAATCTATCATAAACATACTTGTAACCAGTATCAAATACTGCATAAGATGATGATGCTAATTGGTCAAAGAATTTAACAATATTTCCAGTTTGAGTATCAGAGTTTGCTACATCAACAACACCTGCTCTATGTGGTGAAATAACAGCAATACAGTCTTTGCGAATATCTGCAATTGCAATTAATTCATTTGCTTTTGCTTGTGATTCTTGAATTGTAGTACCACCAGAAGGACCACCAATCAAGAAGTTGATTTGATATTCTGCTGGATTTGTGAAGTTTCTATATCCACTAACAACATTTGCTAAAGAAATTGAATAACCACCAACATTACTAGTTCCAGAATAATCTTTACCGCCAGTTAAGTTGTAAGTTGTTGCACCAATTACATTAAATGTATTATTTTGTGCTGCTAGACCCCAAGTGGTATTTGATGCACTAGAAACTCCAGATACCGTTGAGAATTTAGAAGGACCACCAACAGGAGCAAATCCAGGAAAAATATATTGTGAATTTGCAGCAATAATGGTTTTATAATAATTTCCTTCTGATGGTGAAATCTTAGCATCATATGCTTTAGACATATTGGTGTATTTTTCAAGAATATTACCAGCAGTACCAGTTACTTCTCCAGTATCATCAACAACAACGATGTGGAGTTCGTCATTTGCTCCATTTCTTTGAGAAGCATACTCGGAAGTTCTTGGTCTTGGTGCAATATTTTTCCAATAAACAGTAGAATTTGTTAATCCCAAAGTTTGTTGATTGTACCAATCTAAAGGTGCAGAAATTGTTTCACCAGAATTACCAGAATTAAGAACTGCAAATTGTACTGTTCCTGTTCCAGTTGCTGATGCACTCAAACCAAGTGCATTCTGAAAACCACCATTAATTGTTGTTGTAATTCCCGTGACGTAAGTAGTTTCTGCAGGTAAAATTGCAATATCGGATGCGTTAACTGGGACAACAAATTGTCCTGCAGTAATGTTAAGTGGAAGATCTGTATTGGCATTCACTGGATTAATTACTGTTGAACCAGATGAAACTACACCATAAAATCTTTCTACTGTTATTTCTTCAAGTTTAATAAAATTACCACTATTATCTACAATTTTGATATTTCCAGCACCAAATGCATTTACACTTCCTTCCGAATAAGAAGTTTCAGTAAATACAGTTGAACCAGCACCAGAAGATTTTGCAGTAATTTTTACATCAATTGATCTATCATTTATTTTGGTAATAATACCTTTAAGAACTCCTGTTTGTGTTGTTACCTCCCCAACACCAGCAACTGATTGAGAGAAAGCAGATGTGACAGCATATCCAACGTTTAGTCCTAAAGTTCCAATTGCAATTCTTTGGTCTGCTGCTGTATCAATTACACAAACCTTCAAGTTATTTGCCCAAGAACCTGGATTTCTAGCAGACCAATTCCAATTAGTAGCAGTAGAATAATTATTATTATAATCTTCTGTTGATTTGATTTTAAGTGTAGTTGATGCAATTCCAACTGCTGCATTTGCATTGTTTAAGGTTGTTCCATCACATCTTACAACTCTTAGAACACCACCGTAAGAAAGATACGAAGAAGCACCTAACCAATATTCATATTGTGAGTCTGATGAAATTGGTTTTCCAAATGTATTGAGTAAATCATTCTCAGTTTCAATTAAAATAGGTACGTCAACTGGACCCTTTTGGAAAGGACCAGCAATAGCGCCAACTTGATTATTTGCTGCGGTAATTCCCCCAACAGTTAAGTCAACTTCTCTTATCTTGACGCCTGGTGATACTAAATTTAACGCCATCTTTTTCCCCTCGTGAAGAAGTTCATTTTTGCCTAGAAGTATTTATAAATTACCAACCTTATCTGCTACTGATACTCCCACATATAAGATCTATCTCCATATTCATCCAAATGCCACCTATCTCCATCAGTATCAACAAATGAAGTTTCATCACTCAATCCATCAGACATAAAACCAAATGGAGCCATATCCTGTTCAATTTGGTCTTTTTGATCTTCGTATATTCTTTTACGAACATCATTGTCCGTCATCTCCTTGAAATAATCTTGAACAACTAACCAAGCAAAAATCACAAGACACATTGCAAGGTCATCATTACACCCTTCTTCTGCTTCAAATGATTGACTTTTTTGAATAAAGGTTGTTAATTCACTAATAATATCATAATCTTTGATGACTAATTTATCATCTTCGATAATTGTTTTTAAGTTTGAGCATCCAATTTTTTTAACTGTTTTGGACATTTTAATTCCAAGTTGAGTTTTCTTTCCAGAAAATCCTTGACCGACCATTTGACCTGCTCTTCCTCTCATTGAGCACATCAAAATATTATCGTATTCTAAATCAAAATGAAGTATGCTTGATACTTGTTCTCCAATATCATTTACTTCTGCAAGAACAAATGCTTTATTATATGCTTTTGCTATATCGTGAATAATATTTGGAAAAAGCATAGGTTTGATTTCATTATTTCGATATTTTGCTACTACTTTATACGGAAATTGACTAATATCAAATACAATAAATGCAGAGTAGTCATTACTCATTCCACGAGATACATCCACAGTCATTAGATAAGTGTGTTTTTCTATTGGTTGTTCATATACATCCATTCCTTTGCTTCTAGTGAGTGGATCATCATAAACCATCATTCTGAGTTTTGATGGAGTAATTAAAGTATCAACAGATCCCAAGAATTCGCACTCAAACT